ATGGTCCTGGTGCGGTTTTTCCGCCCCGGTCCCCAGATGAGAAGACTAGGTTTTCGACCATCTATAATACTATTCAGGCTCATTATCCATTCGACGAATATATGGTCTGTCTTCCTGGTTTCCAGGAGGATGCCATATATCACCGTCAGGATGAAATAACAGAGTCTGATGATATTATATCTAAACTTGTTGCTGTCCCTAAGGATAGAAGAGGACCCAGATTAATCTGCGTTCACCCTTCTGAATCCATATGGATCCAACAAGGTCAGAGAGGAGTGTTAGAGCATGCTATCTCTACGTCCCCATTAACTATGGGGCGTATTAACTTCACAGATCAAACTGTGAATGGCCAGCTTGCTTTAGAGTCTTCTTTTAGTAGAGAGTATTGCACTCTCGATCTATCTGAAGCCTCCGATAGACTATCTTGTATGCTAGTCTCCCATTTATTGGGTGATTATGCATACAATATTCTATCTTGCAGCCGTGCCTCGCATGTTCGTCTCCTCAACGGTTCCGTTCATAAGCTCAGGAAATGGGCTCCAATGGGTAACGCATTAACGTTCCCCGTTCAAAGCCTCATATTCTGGGCACTGGTTCATGCTGCCATATATAGTACCTACGGTAAACACTGTAGCGATATATATGTGTTTGGAGATGATATCATATTCCCAACTGCGTATTACGATTGTGTTATCTCAACGCTTGTTATGTCCGGCTTAAAGCCGAACATTAATAAAACGTTCAGATATGGTTCCTTTAGGGAATCGTGTGGTGTTGATGCCTTTCGAGGCTTCAATGTTACGCCACTTCGCATGCGCAAGGGTGATATCATGTCCTATTCCAATGTCGTTTCTAACCTTGAATTAGCGAAAAATCTTCGCCTTCATGGTTTTGAGACGACGGCCTCATACATATACGCATCTGTCCGTTATCGCCTTGGCTATTTACCTTTGTGTAATAACCAAAACGCTTCTGGACTATACGAATATGTTGCCAAGGATCTTGGCTGGCTTTTTATGAATGAGCCTCGCCTTCGATGGCGTAGCACAACTCATAATTGGTCAGTTAAGGCCTTACGGGTAAGCAGTGGTCTCAAGACCCCTGCTAAAGATGATTGGTATCATCTACTCGACTCTATCATCTCTATCACTAGAGGTGTGGGTCGAGGCCTGGAATACCCGATTCCATTCTCGGAACGATTGAAGAATGGATGGTTGGATTGTATATACAATCCGTAAAGAGACTAC